CGTTTGGTGGGGTATCTGGAATAATGCAATTTGTTCCACCAGAGTGCCTCATGAAAGGCAGAGGGCAGGGATATTCAAGCACAACGGCTGAAATTAGATTATTCAATGGCTCGAAGATTATGGGGTTCTCAGCGACGGAACCAGATAGATTAAGGGGTCCACAGTTTCACAGGGCGTGGTGTGATGAAATTAGCTCTTGGCAATATCCAGATACTTTTGACCAATTACAATTTGGGTTAAGATTAGGAGATAATCCACAATGTATAGTAACCACAACGCCAAAGCCAAATGAACTGACAAGAAGATTATTAAAAAGAACAAATAGCGTAATTACTAGGGGTAGTACGTTTGATAATGCAGATAACTTAGCGGCTACGGCGATTGCTCAATTAGAAGAAAAATATGGTGGTACAAGATTAGGAAGACAAGAACTGTATGCTGAATTGCTAGATGATTTGGAAGGAGCGTTGTGGTCTTATAGTATGATTGAGCAATCAAGAACAAATGAAGATAGCGTTCCAAATTATAAAAGAGTTGTTGTTGCAATAGACCCAAGCGTTACAAATACAGAAGATAGCGACGAGACAGGTATTGTTGTTGCGGCTAGAGGAGAGGATGATAAGTTTTATGTTCTTGAGGATGCGTCTCTTAGAGGTAGTCCTGATACTTGGGCAAGGCGAGCAGTTGACTTATATTATAGATATGGTGCTGATAGAATAATTGCAGAAGTAAATAATGGTGGAGATTTAGTAGAAAGACTGATAAAGACTATAGATAGACAGGTTCCTTATAAGAAGGTTCATGCGTCAAGAGGTAAACTGATAAGGGCTGAACCTATAGCGGCATTATATGAACAAAGAAAAGTGTTTCATGTAGGAGAGTTTAAATTATTGGAAGACCAGATGACAAGTTATGTAGTTGGTGGCAGGAAGTCACCTGATAGATTAGATGCCTTAGTTTGGGCGTTGACAGAAATAAGTCAAACCAGTGGGTCGGCTGTTTGGAGAATAAGTTAATGGCACTAAGAGATTACATTCCATTCGTTAGAAAAAACACGCAAATTCCAGAAAAAAAAGAAGCTCCACAAATATATCTGCAAAGCGCTTCTCCTTATCAAAGACGTAAAGATGATTTTAAATCATATGCTGACGAAGGTTATAGACAAAATGCCATTGTTTATAGGTGTGTAAATGAAATAGCAAACGGAGCGGCATCAATACCGATAAAAGTTTGTCAGGGAGACATTGAGCTTGATAGCCACCCACTTATTAGTCTTTTAGAATATCCAAACCCATTACAATCTGGAGTAGAATATTTTCAATCTTTATATTCATATTTGCTTTTAAGTGGTAATAGCTTTGCAATTAAATCAATGATTGGAACACAGCCAAGGGAATTACATTTATTAAGACCAGATAGAGTTGAAATAAAACCAAGCACTACAACAATACCAAAAGGATATGTTTATAAGCTGAATGGTAAAGAAGTTAATTATTACGAAGCTGACCCATTAACAGGTCAAAGTGAAATGAAGCACTTCAAAACATGGAACCCTTTAGATGATTACCTTGGTTTATCTCCATTAATGGCGGCGGCTATAGATGTAGACCAACATAATATGATAGCTCAACATAATATTTCATTGTTGGCAAATGGTGCAAGGCCGTCTGGCGCTATTGTGTTCAAACCTACTGACGATAGTGGGATGCAAACAATGTTATCTGATGGTCAACGAAAACAAATTTCAGATGATTTACGACAAAGATTTACAGGTACTAGAAATGCAGGGCGACCAGTTCTTTTAGAAGGAGACTTTGATTGGAAAGAAATGGGTATGTCTCCGAGAGACATGGATTTTATGCAAAACAAAAACATGGCGGCGCGTGATATAGCTCTTTGTTTTGGCGTTCCGTCTCAGTTAGTGGGTATCCCTGACGCGCAGACTTATGCAAATGTTCAAGAAGCAAGATTAGCTTTGTATGAAGAAACAATTATTCCACTAGCAAAAAGAGTAGAGAATGATTTAAATGAATGGCTAACATCACATTATGGGGAAGATATCTATATAAAATACGATATGGATTTAATTCCTGCAATGGTTGAAAGACGTAGAAAGATTTATGAAAATGTTACGTCAGCCGTTAGAGAAGGTATAATATCAAGAAATGAAGCCAGAGAAAGACTTGGCTACGAACCAATAACAGGAGGTGACGATGTTTATGTTGCGGCAAATTTATTCCCATTGGGTAGTCCAACCGTGGCTGAAGCTGAAGGCGATGATGCAGAAGAAGACGGTAAAAACGCCTACGGCTACGAAGAAGACTACGAAGAAGAAATTACCCAAGAAGAAATCTTAAAAAAAAAGATTGACTTAAAACCGACTGAGGGGATGGCTGAAGAAGCAGTTAAAGGCTTGGCATGGAGAGCGGAGTTTAAAAGAGGTGGAACATCTGTTGGTGTTGCAAGAGCAAATCAACTTAAACGTAGAGACAATCTATCAGAAGATACAGTAAAAAGAATGTTTAGTTTTTTCTCAAGGCATGAAGTAGACAAGCAAGCCGAAGGTTTTAGTTCTGGAGAAAAAGGCTATCCAAGTGCAGGAAGAATTGCTTGGGCGTTATGGGGTGGTGACGCAGGGTTTTCTTGGTCACGAAAAAAAAGAAATCAAATAAATGCAGAAAATCAAAAGTTAATTGACCTCGATAATCACATTGGAAGATTTGAAGTAAAAGAACTTAGAGCTTCTACAAGAAAAGGTTTAGAAAATAAAGTTAAACAACATAATGAAAAATACGGCGATACAAAAACAAAGCGAGTAACTTTAGGTATGCTTGAGAAAGTTTACAATCGCGGCGTAGGTGCATATAGAACTAATCCACAAAGCGTAAGACCATCAGTTAGCAGTCCAGAGCAATGGGCGATGGCTAGAGTAAATTCTTTTCTCAAGGCTCTATCGTCTGGAAAATTTAGAGGCGGCAAGCATGATACTGATGTATTCCCAAAAGGACATCCATTATCAAGCAAAGACAATGATGAGAAAGAGCAAATCAGAGAAGACGTATTCACGACTGTAGCAGAAGCAGAAGCTAGAGCTTCGGAAATAAATTGTGTTGGTTTTCATCTGCATGAAGAAGCAGGAAAAACTCTTTATATGCCTTGTAATACGCATGAGGAATATACCCAAAGAACAGGCAGAGAAGTTAGCGGCTATGGAAGTATAAACAATTATATACATCCTAAAAAACCAAAAAAACCAAAAAAATGAACCAAGATGTTTTAGCTTCTGAAGCTTATAAAGCTTTACTCTATGAAACTCATAAAAAAAGAAAGGGGTGGGGTCATGGAGCTAGTATTAGAAAGTTAAAATATTTTAAAGAGTTTTTAGAAAAAAACGAATGTAAAACAATTATTGACTATGGTTGTGGATGTTCTGATTTCAAAGGATTTATTGAAAAAGATTATGATTATGAAGTTACAGAATATGACATAGGTATAAAAGAAAAAGATAAATTAAATATAAAAGCTGACTTTACTGTCTGTGTTGATGTACTTGAACATATAGAATTAGAATATTTAAATAATGTTTTAGAACATATTAAAAATCACACTTTAAAAGGAGTGTTTTTTAGTATTTGCAAAGTGCCTTCCCACGGTTCTTTTTCAGATGGAACAAATTTACACAGAATAATTAAGAATGAAGATTGGTGGTATTTAAGGACTTTAGAATATTTTGAACTTGTTAAACAAACCAGTTTATCAGAGTTTCATGTTGAGTTTTTAGCTATACCTAAAAAGGATTATTAGCTATACCTAAAAAGGATTAATTTTATGACCGCAACCATAACAATAATGTACCCATCTCGTAATGGAGTATCTTTGCAAGCTCCTGACACAACATTCGATTGGGAGTATTACGCATTGAAGCATATGCCTTTTGTTGGAAAAGTATTTGGAGAGAGATTAAAAAATTACAACGTAATGAAGCCTAGAGATAATATTTGGGACAACAAAAAATATCATGCTATAGCTACTTTGTTTTTTGATAATATAGAAGATTTTGATGGTGAAGATATATTTAAATGCCGAACAGATATTATAAACTTCACCAACAGTAATTACGAGATTATACTTGGGGAGAGTATTTAAACATACACAACATGAGCATGACCATTCTCGTAAGCTTCTGCCGCTAAATCTCTTGAATAACTTTCTATTGGGTGTTTACTTGGCTTTCCATAACCAACTGAAACTGGTCCATCTGCCCATTTAAAAGTTTCGTTTTGGTATTTTATATACTCCATAACGGACATAGCTTTTTTGTGATAGGTATGTTCATACTCTGAACAATCGCAATCCATGCCGCTTTCAAAAATTGCTATTTTGCCGTTTTCAATACATCGCTCTAAGTCAATTTTTAATTCAGCCCTCCGTAATAATTTGTCATTACGATATCGGCCTTGGTGTAGCCAACATTCTCTTTTCCATCTTTTTTTATCTCTTTTTGATAATTCCATTAGAAGTTCTCCTTTTCGCCTGTTTCCGTATTTCTTAGCTCTAATACAACAAAGTCACATTCAGTATTAAGAGTGCATCCCCCTGCCCAAAAGCAAGCGTCATCCCAATTAACAAATTTCATGCTATCGGTAATAGTAAGCCCTTCAGCTATTCCGCTTAAAAAATATTTATCAAATTCTACAGTAAGCATTTTATTCTCCATTTTTAATCGCTCCATAAACATACTCTAACATAAAAATCAATATAGGTCAATACCTAAAAAACATAACAAAATCAATAACTTATAAATTATTATTATAATATGATTAACAAATAAAGTTAAAATAATTATAATTAACTATTGCCAATTAAGAATGAATACGCTATCTTTATTATATGGAGCAAATTTAATTGGAGAATAAAATGAGAATTACAACAAAGAAAATATTAAAAGAAATTAATTGCAAATTATTAACTTTACATAATGGAGGGGGGTATTTTTATTTCGCTTATGATAATGAAGAAGGTGACTACAGTTTCAATACTGAACGTGTTTATTGTTATCGCTTAAATCATTTAGACCTTGATAGTTGGGTAGAAATAGGAAAAGACTTTGTTAAAGAATGTGAGATGCAATAATGGAACTATCAGAAATACTTGACCCAATAAAGCCTAGCACGTTCTTCAAAGAGTATTGGGGAAAGAAACATTTAGTATTAGCGCGTTTTAGATATATGGATTTGTTTTCTTTTGACCATGTGGAAAGTTACATTAATCGGTATCCATATGTTCGCAGTTTGCAGATTATAGACTACGATGGCAAAGGAACTCGATGGTGCTTAGATAAGCATGAGAAGTTGGGTCAACCTTTTCTGAGCAAAAAAGAAGTCATAGCTTTGTGGAGAAAAGGAAAGACTATTGTTATTCCTTTTGCAGAATACGAAAACAAAGAAATGATTGATTTGTGTTTTGAGTTCGAGAAATACTTTGGGCATGGGTGCATTAATGTTTACGCTTCTCCGAGAGCAGGGTCTAAATCTTTTAATGTTCATGCAGATAGCACTGAAAACTTTTTGTTTCATCAGCGCGGAAATACCAAATGGACAATGTACAAAGAGTTTAAGGGAGAAGAACCTAAAACAATAATTGACGAATTTGTATTAAAAGGTGGTGACATGCTTTATATACCAACAGGCCAGTTCCATAAAGTTGAAGCTGACACGGCTAGAATTTTGTGTAGCGTTCACTTTCCAAACAAACGAAATCAGACATTAGAAAAGTTTAAAATAAGCTCTCAAAAATCTAATCCGAGAGACGAGTGGTTTAAGCCTATTTTAAAATATGATAAAGATGGATATTATCTTTAATTGGTAAACTTGATATTTTTACAAATACGAGTATTAATATCATATGTATCCATTTAATAAATTTTGGTGGCTTTTAGGACCCCCTAGATGGGGACCGCATAGTTATCGCATTTTTAATATTTCATTAGCAGATTTGTTCTTAGCATTTTTATTAGCTTGGGTATTCCAAATATATTTGTTCCCTGAGACCCATTATTTAATCGTTTTATTTGGAACGTTTTTATTAGGCATTGGTTTGCACAGATTATTTGGAGTAAGAACAACTGTTGATAAGTTATTGTTTAAAAGGTTTTATAGGTCAAAAAATGGGAACAATAAAAACAGGAAATAATAGACCTTACGGATTGTTAAGTCCGAAATTGTTATTAAAATATATTATTGAAACAGGTTTGCTAGAAAAACCAGAAAATTTAGATGATAGTAATGACATTGGAATAAACCTAGATTTTATAACTGCGGATTTATATATGGACATCCCTGATAGAATAAATGATGAGATTATCGACAAAGCGTATGATTTATTAGATGAGTATTTAAAAAATTCGAAAATAGAGGTTTCACTTGCAACGTATTAACAAAGCACAATCTAAAATTGGAAGAATTAGATATTCTGCTAGAAAAGAAATATTAGAGCAAAATAGATTACGCTCTACATTTGAAAGGCGATTAAATTTACAATTATTAACTGAATTTGCAAAAATTGGTAAAGCCGCACAAAATGAATACGAAGCGTCAAACAGAGTTTTTGCAACATCAATAAATATTAACGAAAATTTTAGAAAAATATTAAGACCACATTACAGAGCCGTAATTGAAAAGTTTGGATTAAGAATATTTGAAAATCTAAAGAATGTTCCTAACTTTGAATTTTTAATACAAGATTACATCAATGAGTTTGGTGCGATTGCGATAGCAAACATATCCAAAACAACTAGACTTAGAATATTGCGTATAATAGCCCAAATGGAGCGTGAGGGTGCAGGAACAAGGGAAATAGGTAGGGCTATATATAATTCGCAAAGGGGTGCCTTCCCTCGCTACAGAGCGGCTACAATAGCAAGAACAGAAACACACTCAGCGGCAAGTTATGCAAATCACGCAGTTGCAAAGGGAATGAATATACCTGATTTGCAAAAACAATGGGTTTCAGTTAGTGATGGGCGTACAAGAAGTCATCATTCTTCCCTGAATGGGACAAGAATACCAATGGATGAAGATTTTGTGGTAAATGTAAAAGGAATAAGTTATAGTATGTCCAAGCCTTCAGACCCCAGAGGGGGAGCAGTTAACAATGTTAATTGCCGATGTGTTTTACTATATGTATCCCCAGAGGATGATGTAGTAGACGAGTAACTTGTCAGTTAGGTTTATTTACACTATAATGTGACTGAAGAAAGGGGTTCCAATATGTCAGACACAGAAATTGAGGAAAAATTTGAAACAGATACGCTTGATGTCAAGTTTGATATGAAAGCCGTAGAGGGTGATGAAGAAAAAGGTGAATTTTCTGGTTACGGCTCTATTTTTGGAAATAAAGATTTAGGAAATGATGTCGTCGTTGAGGGCGCTTTTGCAAAATCTATTGCTCGAAAAGGCGCAAAGTCAGTCAAGTTATTATACCAACATAAAGCAGATGAGCCAATCGGAGTATTTGATGAAATACTCGAAGATGAAAAGGGCTTGGCGGTTAAAGGTAGACTTGCAATGGGAACCCAAAGGGGTAGAGAAGTTTATGAACTAATGAAAATGGGCGCACTTGATGGGTTGTCTATTGGATTTAGAATTGCAGAAAAAGGTCAAGAATACGATAAGCGTGGAAAGCGGCGCTATATAAAGGAAGTTGACCTAATGGAAATTTCGGCTGTTACTTTTCCAATGAACCCGAAAGCTAGGGTACAGATGGTCAAGGGCGAAGAAAAAACGGTTCGTGAATGGGAAGAAGTAATGCGGGATGCAGGAGGACTTTCTAGGAACGAAGCGAAGGTTGCGGCAACGGCTGTAACCAAGGCACTAAGCAATCGGGATGATTGTTCTGGTAAAGAGCCTGAAGTACTAAGTTCATTGCAGAACTTAACAAATATCCTGAAACCAAAAACAACGGAGTAAATATTATGTCTGAAGATGTAGTAAAAAACGCTGTAGACGGTCTTGCTAGTGCTTTTGAAGAATTTAAAGCGACTAACGATGAGCGTTTAAAGCAAGTCGAAGAAAAAGGTTCGGCTGACCCACTTGTTGAGGAAAAGCTTGCGAAGATTGAGAGCGACCTTGATAAGTTTGAAGACGTTAACCAAAAGCTAGTTCAGCAATCTAAAGCGGCTGAAGGTTTTAATGCAAAGCTAAATGATATTGAAGCAATGCTAAAAAGACCATCAAATGCAATGGAAGTTTCTGAAGTTGATGTAACCATCAAAGCTTGGGATACGTTTATGAGAAAAGGCGAAGATGGCCTTTCACCTGATGAGCAAAAAGCGCTTGTTGTTGGCACTGCGGCTACCGCAGGAAACTTAGCTCCTGCTGAGTATGTCAATGAGCTAATCAAAGTTGTAACTCAAATCAGCCCTGTTCGGTCTGTTGCTAGAGTTCGCGCTACTTCAAACAAAGAGATTGAAGTACCAAGCAAAACTGCATCATTTGCGGCGGCTTGGACTGCGGAAGCAGGAACACGTTCCGAGACAACTGGTTATACAACTAGCTTGAACACAATACCTACACATGAGCTATATGCACTTGTAGACATTTCATCTGCTCTACTAGAAGACTCTGTCTTTGACCTAGAAGCTGAAATGAATACTGAGTTTGCAGAGCAGTTTGCAAAAGCTGAAGGTAATGCGTTTATCGAAGGTAACGGAACCAACAAACCAACAGGTATCTTGAATGGTACAACAGTTTCCCACACTGCTACAGGTGCGGCTTCTGCGGTTATCACAACAGACAACTTAATGGACTTGGTTCATGGCTTAAAATCTGAATATGCACAAAATGCGGTCATGATGATGAACCGAACAACATTGGGTCGTATCAGAAAGCTAAAAGATACTGCGGGTCAGTATATCTTCCAAGCAGGGTTCCAAGGTTCGTCTGGCTTGCCAAACACAATTCTTGGTCACCCATATGTTGAAGCGGCTGATATGCCTGACGCGAATAGCGCCAATAAATCAGTTATCTTTGGCGACTTTGGCAGAGGTTATATGATTGTTGATAGAGTAGCTCTATCAGTTCTTCGTGACCCTTACAGCCAAGCGGCAACAGGCAACGTGCGATATATTGCTCGTCGTCGGGTTGGTGGTGAAGTTGTTCTTGCGGAAGCAATGAGAATACTAAAACACGCAACATCTTAATAATGGTAGGGGGGATTAAGTTCCCCCCAACTTACTATGAAGTATCTTCAATCAAAAGAGCGAGCGCCCAAGTTACTTTATATAAGAATGTGGGTAAAAACAATTATAGCTATAATTCTTGTACTCATGTTAGCCGCTCATTATTTATAGGTGGCAGTATGTCAGAATTTTTTGCAAACGCATCAAACTTAGACGACACATTAAACTCAGTTTATTTAGGAAAAGATTTTAAAGGCAATCCAGAATATAAATACGTTTATTCTGAGCCTGTTGTTCTGATTATATGGGATGAAGTGAATGACGTATCTAATAACAGCTAATTATACGAATGAACGAGAAAGAATTAATTTTAAAGTTGGTGATAAGTTTACACCAAAAGACACAAGAGATAGATTACTAATGAAGCATTTAGTTTTTATGAATAGGGCTATTGAGATACAAGAGAATGATATTCAGATAGAAACAAAAGGATTTTAAATGGCACGAACAGTTCATGCAGATATAGTAACAGCTCTTGCGGCTAGTAATGTTCAGCCATTTTACGCAGTAAATTTAGAGTTTGATACACCTGTTTATTACTGGACAGGGATGGGCGAGCTTGCTTCTTCAGCAAATAGCAATGGCGTTACCTATCAAGGAGCGCAAGATTTATTGCAAATTAGTGGACTTGATGAAACAGCAGAATTAAGAGCAAATGGAGCAACTATTACATTATCTGGTGTTCCATCAACATTAGTAAGTTTAGCGCTGTCTACCTTATATCATGGACGAAAAGCTAAAATATTTTTTGGTGTTAAGGGAGTATCAAATTTAGTAGAAGTATTTTCTGGATATATGGATAAAATGACTATTGCTGAAAGCCCAGAAAGCGCAACCATTACTCTGCACGTTGAAAGCAAGCTAGTAGATTTAGACAGGGTAAGGGTTCGAAGATATACCCACGAAAGCCAAAAAAGCAGATACTCAAGTGATACGTTTTTTTCATTTATGGCAGATATGCAAGATAAACAAATAAATTGGGGAAAGCCTGATTGATGGAGTATCGTCAAGAGTTCTTGGCACAAGTAAAGCAAGATATTCAAAACTTGCTTATCATGCATTATGACGAAATTGCATTAGATAAAGACGCTATAAAGCTCAATCCTGATTGGGAGGCGTATCAAAAGGCAGAAGATGAAGGTTTGCTTAAAGGGTTTACAGCGCGTCAAGACGGAGAATTGGTTGGGTATTTTGTTGTTATTGCTTCAAGGCACATTCATTACAGAGACCATATATTCGCGGCAAACGATGTTATTTTTATACACCCAGAACATAGAAAAGGCTTTGCGGCTATGAGGTTAATAAAATTTGCTGAAAAGTGTTTAAAAGAAGATGGCGTAAGTGTTTTAACAATCAATACAAAATGTCATAAACCTTTTGATGTATTACTCGATAGAATGATGTATAAGCACATTGAAAACGTCTATAGAAAAAGGTTGAATTAATGGCGGTAACAACAGCATCACTTTTATTTACTGGCACAACAACAGCAACAACGGTGGCTCTAGGTGGAACTTTAGCACTTGGTCATGTAATGGTTGGTGGTTTAGTTTTTTCTGCGGTAACATCGGCGGTTACAAATGCACTTATTCCAAAGCCTGATATTTCAGCATTAGGCGCTAACGGCACACAAACCAACTTTAGAACCCCAAACGCTCCACATGACATAGTTTACGGAGAAACACGCAAAGGCGGAGCTATAACCTATATGGAGGCTACTGACAGCAATAAATACCTTCATATGATTGTTGTGTTAGCAGGGCATGAAATTGATAGCGTTCAAAGTGTTTATATTAACGATAAAGAAGTAACAGTTACACCTTCAACAGGTTTTGTAGATGATTATATAGAAGAAGGCGGAAGCGGTACTGATAAAAAGTGGGATAATAAAGTAAGAATATTTGCACATACAGGAGCGCAAACAGCAACAACTACTTTTTATCCTATTGGTGGTGGCACTATGAGTCACACGTTAGCATCAAAATTACACTCAGAGTCAGAAAATAGTTTAGACAGTAACTTCGTTGGCTCTGGATTGTCTTATCTTTATATTAGGCTTGAATATGACGCAGAAGTTTTTTCTTCTGGTATTCCCACATTTACTGCAAAGATAAGAGGTAAAAAAGTTTATGACCCAAGAAAAGATAGCACTAACGATGGAGTGAGCGGTAGACCAGATGTTTATGATAGTTCATTAGGAACAAGCTCTCATAGAGCGGCAACGGCTTCTACATGGGAATGGTCAGCAAATGCGGCTCTTTGCATAAGAGATTACTTAACAAGCGATTATGGTGTAAATTCTCCAACCTCAGAAATAAACGAAGTAAGCTTTGGTGCGGCGGCTGATGCTTGCGCTACTGTTGCTGTTGGAAGTGACCCTGTAAACCCATTTGATATTAACGGAGTTGTCCAAACAAGCTCAACACCACAATCAATATTAAACACAATGATAACGGCTTGTGGCGGCACATTATTTTGGGGTCAAGGTTATTGGAAGTTAATGGTTGGCTATCAAACCGCAAGAAGTACGGCTCTTACAATAGATGACTTACGAAGTGGATTAAACCTCGATACACGAATGTCTAGGCGTGATGCTTTCAACACAGTTCAAGGTCAATTTGCTGATGCGGCGCAAGACTACATTTTAGTAGATTACCCAGAGTATCAAAATTCTACGGCGCTTACTGAGGACAACAGCCAAGAAAGTATATTAGATTTACCATTACCGCTTACATCTAGTTCAGCAACAGCGCAAAGACTAGCTAAACAGGCGTTGTTAAGAAACAGAGAGCAAATGACGTTCACAGCGTCTTTTGGTATAAAAGCCTTTGATATACAGGCAGGGGATACGGTAAAACTAACACTTGCTCGATATGGTTGGACAAACAAAGAATTTGAAGTTGTTGGTTGGAATTTTACTGTTGGTGATGATGTTGGTGTTAATTTAACTCTCAGGGAGACTTCAAGCACGGCTTTTTCTTGGGTAGAAAATGACTACTCAGCAATAACAGCAAACAACACAACGCTTCCAAGTCCTTTTGTGGTTGGCAAACCTGTTATGCAAGTTCCAACACAAGCAACACAACAGAATGAAGATGGATTTTCCACAACAAAAATAATCTTTTCTTGGCTTGCGGCTACAACAGGCAATGTGACGGATGATTATGAGTTTGCTTGGAAATTATCTACTGATACTTATTATACAATCGTAAAAACAAGCGGCTTGCAGTATGAGCTTATAGGAGTTCAAAAAGGATTAAGTTATAATTATCAAGTAAGAGCTAGAAATAATTTAGGATATTATTCTGGTTGGGATGATGACCCTGCTAGTTCAGTTACAGTAACATCACATGATGTATTAGCGCCGAAACCGCCAACTGCCGTAACGGCTGAAGGCTTATATCAATCTATAAAACTAACATGGACAAAGCCTACCCAAAACACAGATAACAGTGTTTTAAAGGATTTATCTCATTTTAATATTCACCGCTATACTGGTTCTACTGGAAGTCCATCATCAAGTCAAAAAATTGCTGAAATTCGTGGTACAGAATTTATTGACCATAATTTAGGCAATCAAGCAGAAAGATTTTATTATGTAACTGCTGTTGATTTGAGCGGTAACAGTAGCGCTTTTTCCGATAATACAGGTACTACAAACTCAGCTACAACATTAACGCATTTTCCAGAAGTAGGAAATGGAAGTATTCCTTACGGTATACAGGTTTCAATATCTCAAGACCCAACTGACTCTAACACAACAGTTACTCAATTCAACGATGCTTTAAAGCTAGCGATGGACGAATTTTTTGTGGGCACTAGTTTTCAGACTTCTTCTTTACCTTTAATGTCACGACATGGAATATATGTAATAAAGTTTGTTCAAAGCACTGACCCATCCAAGGTTAGTATTAGAAGATATTTTCCAACTACAAATACATATTCAAGTCATGTAACTAACATTCCTAATGGATTGTCAGTTGACGGAGATATAATAGCTTCTGGAACAGTAACTGCGGCAAAGATTGAGACAGGATTTGTTCAAGCGCAAGAATTGAATGCGGATAAAATAACAAGCGGAACTATTAGTTCAAATTTTTTGGTTGTAGAAAATCAATTACAGTTTCAAGATGGTGCGGCTTATTATGCTGAAAGCATGACAGAGCCTTTGCAGGGAGAG